TATAATTTATTTAATCCAGGGTGATATAAAGATAATAATTTTTGTAGTGTTTGTTTTTGTTTTGGTACTATTAACATACCATCTTCAAATATAATGTGACCTAATCTAGCATCACCTTTGAAATTATCTACAAATGGAGTTTTTTGGTTAACAGTATATTTTAATTCTCTTTCAAAACCTTGTTCTTCATCAAACCAATATATATTTTTACTTTTCATTGTAAAGGTTAGTGGAGAAAGTTCATTTTTAAGTATGTATGTTCTATCCTTGATAGACCATTTATTTTTTGTTTTTGTCATGATATAATATAATAAAAATTAATAAAAGTAATAATTACCCCCGTTGATAAAACGAGGGTAAAAATTACGTTAAGTATTATGCAAAGTTACCAAACAGTACGAAGTTATTCGCAGCTTGTACAACTAAACATCTTTCTGATAGGTAATGTACCTCCATCGCATCAAGATCGCTAGTAGATGCTCCACCAACAGATCCTGTGATCCAAGATTTTAATTTTCTATCATCAGCTTGTGAAGCTCTGTATCTTACGTGTAAGAAAGGTCTTTTGATGTTTTTACCAAGAATTTGGTCATAAACAGATGAAGTACCTGCTGGTACTAATATACCTGTAACATCAGAAGCAATTTCTCCTCTAGTAGATGCATCGTTTAAGTATTTCCAGTCAGTTTTGTAGAAGTCATAAGAACCTCTTCTAAAACCAGAAAAACCTAAGTTAAGCGCCATATCTTCAGAATTATTAAATAATCCCCAAGAAGTACCACCAGAACCATAAGAATTTTGAGCAGCTAACATATCATCAATATTTAAAGATAAATCTCTATTTAAAAATAATACATTTTCCTCAATAGCTCCTTGCTTATCTAATTTCTTAAGCATGTTATCAAAATCAGCTAAATCATCAGAAGCAGAAGAACCGTCAATACCATCTTCATGGATGTGACCTCTATCTTTTACCGCAGCAAATAAACCTTCAGTTCCTGCGATGTCTGCTAAATTTGTATTAACATTTTTTTCTGATTCAATCATTGCCATTTCTAAGTAATCTTCGAATCTCTTTCTAGTATCACCTTCAGCTTTGATATACCATAAGTAACCTGACTGACCAGCTTCACCTGTAACTTCAACCCATCCAATTTGAGAAGCATCAGATCCAGAGATCTCATATTTATCTTTTAAGATAATTGGGTTGTTAGTGTAAGACTGGAAACTTGGCTTAACCGCTTCGTTCATACCAGTGTCAGCTTTTTTGAATTCAGAACCGTATACGAAAAGCTTTATAACACCACTTGCTGTTGTAAGACCAGCATCAACACAACCAGTAGAGCTTGTGTAACATTTAACTGTTATTTGTGCAGAACCAACTGCTGATACATAAGCTTTAACAACATTTGTTCCGTTACTTGCCACCACTGTTTGTCCCACTCTAATAGCATGACCAGTAAGTCCTGAAATAACGTTTGCACCACCTGAGTCAGCAGCACAAGTACCACCTGAATAAGATAGGTGTAATCTTCCTTGTTCTGACCAAATGATTTGATCTGAACTCATAGGCATTTCTGCGCCTACCATTTTTAAAAACCCACCAACAGATCTATCACCGAACTTTTCGATCTCTGCTTCATATAGGTCTGGTAAATATTGCTGTGCCCATCCCTTTGTTGCAGCTGATGTAAAGTCAATGTAGTTTGTTGACAAAGTTTGTTTAACTGGAGCTGGAGTTGTAGTTCCGCTCCCTAATGTAATTGCCATAATTTGTTTTTTTTAAAGTTATTTTTTAATTTTAATTCTTAATTTTGAACTATCATCGCCGCTTATAGCTCTCACTTTCATTCCTCCAGAATCTATATTTTGACCAATCCTTCTAGGATCCATATTAATATTTTTAGCTTCTTCAGACATTTGCTTTATAGCATCTGACTTTCCTTGTTCATAAAAATGATTTGCTATTGAATCAGCGTTTCTAGCAGCGTAAAGTGCTTTATGATAACCATTAGCATCTTTTAACATGTTTTTGTCATCTAAGAACATCTCAAATGCACTTAATATGTCACTTTGTGCTTGTTTAGTTGTCTGAACATCTTTTACGTTGTATCTAAACTTGTTTTCACCAACTTTAAACTCAAAACCTTTGAATTTATCACTGAAAACATTATTAGTTTGATTAACAAAATGTTCATTCGACTTTTGCTGCTGAGCAGTTAATTCGTTCTGCTCTTTTTTATAATTATCATAAAAATTTATAGCTTCTTTAATTTCCGGAGAAAAATTAGAACCAGATTTTATGTCATTATAGTATTTACTTTTTGCGTTAGCTAAGTATTTTTTTGCGCTAGCGACTTCTTCTTTGTAGTTTAATTTTTTTCTTCTAATATCTCTTTCCTTGTCTATTTCATCATCATAAGAAAATTTATCCTCTAACAAAAAATTGATTTCATCATTGTTTAAATGAGGTTTTGTTGATTTGTAGTATTCTAACAATAGGTCATCATCACCTAGTGATTCAACATCAACATTTAATTTTACATAATCCTGTAATGTTCCGCCAGTTTCACTCATAAAATCCATGAGTTTCTTAACGTCTTCAGGGTATTCTAGTTTTACTTCTTCTTGTAAGACTTGACTTTCTTCGGGCTGCTTTTCTTGTACTTGCCCTTGCTCTTGCACTTGTACGCCATCTTTTTCTTCTTTAATTAATGTTATTACTTCTTCTTGTTCTTGAGGTTCAACTTGTTTTTCTTCCTCTTTAATCTGTTCAACTGGTTCCTCTTGTTTTTTAGCTTCTTCTACTTTTTCAACAGGAGGTTGTTCAACGGTTTTTTCTTCTGGTTGTTTAGTTAAATCAACTTTGTAAACACCATCTTCTTGTTGTCCACTAGTTTGATCGACTAATTCTTGTTCTTTTTCAGCTGTAGACAAATTGTCTTCAACTGGTTTCATTTTGATTTCTGACATAATAAAATATTATAAAATTTAAAAAATTATCTTGGATCAAATTGTTCTAATCCAAATCCACCTAAATTATCAAATCCTGCAGATTCAAAATCTTTTGGTGGTTTTCCAGTTTGTCGCTGGTTTATAAGCTCACTTTGTTGTGTAGCTTGTATTTTTGTTCTTTTGTCTTTTCTGTTTTCTTTGTATTCTTCTTTATTATTTATCACCTGTGTTTCAGCTTGTTTAAGCTGCATGTTAAGTTGAAACTCGTGAAACATTAATTCTTTTTTAATTTCAGCTTCTCTTTCAAGCTTTTGTATTTCAAATTGATGTTCTATTTCTGACATTTTAGCTTTACCTTGCATTATCACCTGTTCTTTCTGAGCTTCACTCTGAGCAGCAGCCTGCGCAGCTTGTGCATTTGATCTGCTTTGAGCTTCAATATTTTCCATTTGAAGTTGTCTATCTTTTTCAAACTTTTTCTTTCTTCTTAGTTTAAGTAATTGATTAGCTAGTTTTAAATTTTTAACCTCTCTTGCATCAATAGCATCTTCTATTTCTATTTGCTTTTGTTGTAATGCCATTTGAATATTATTTTCAAGAATTTGTTTTTGTTCTTCATCTGGAGCTAATTCTAAAAATATACCAAAATCATGCAAATGTAACGTTTGTATTTCTTTTAAACTAGCTACATTAAATTTACCAACACCATTTATAAATGCTTGAGTTGTATTTCCATATTGTAACACATCAGAAACTCTTAATGATATTGCTTCTGCTGTTTTTAAAGTTAAATATAATCCAGCTTGTAAAACATGCCTAGTAGCAACATTTGAATTAGCAGCAGCTATTTTTTGTAAGCCTACTAAAGCATTTTTATCAGGCATACTACCATCTCTTGCTTCATTTAAACCAGTCACATCTCTAATCATTTGTAAATAATAATTATAAGACTGAATTAAACTAGCTATTTTCTGTCCACCAGAAGATGATTGTAATTCTTGAACTGGCATACGACTATGATTATATTCACCATCACCAGTCATAGATCTACCTATAACAGAACCCGTTTGGAAATACATGTTTAATGCTTCTTGTGGATTGTAATTAGTTCCGTTACCTAAATCTATTTCAGCTATACCATCAGCATCTAAATAAACACCATCTGGTACCATCCTTGATAATACTTGTTGTAATTTTAAATGAGTCAATTGAACCATATCAGCAAATGTTGTCATTCTACTTACTAAAGATTCTATTTTACCTTTATAAATACGTGGAGCAACAATACTATAAGATAATTGTGCTTTTGTTATATCAGAATATGGTCTTGTCATATTTTCTGCTAAATTCCATTTAAGTAGTTTATTTGATCCAATTATTTTAGCACCTTCATAAATAACCTCTATTGATCTATTTACTTTTTGAAACCTGTTTTCTGCATTTTTTGGTGGATCAAATTGATCAGTCTTTTTTATAGATTTTTGAGAACCAGTTGATGTTTCTTTAATTTTATAAACTTGATTATTAAATGTTTTATATTCAAAATATAAAATGTAAACGTAATTATTATCAGGTGAATCAGACGAAGAATAAGATTTGTTATATAACATAGAGCTATTACTAGATCCTTCTATTTCTTCGATGTCCTCGCTAGTTAATTCAGGATATTGTTTTTTTAAATCAATTAAACTAACTCTTTTAACTTCACCTACGTAATATATATCGTCAAAATATGGTGATTCAGTATATGAGTAAACTAAATCCGCTGGATCAACATATTCTATTTTTATACCTTCAGATGTATTAAAACTATTTTTTACAGCTCCAATACCTATAACAGCTAAATCATAGTCTAATCTCTTTTTTAATAAATCATATTTATTATAATCAAAAACATTGTTTATTGCTTCTTCTTCTGCTATTTCTATTGATTGTTTATAATCAAGTTGCATATGAAGTTCTAATTCCTCTTGTGTTTCTGGTAAAGTTTCTTTATCATTATTATACATGTTAATAGAAAAAGAATTTTCTAACTCATCAAATAATGTTTTGTTTTTCATATCTCTAACAATAGAATCAACATAGCTGGTTCTAGTATCTATAGAGGCTTGATCTTGAGAATATGCTTTTATATCATACATTCTTTCTGATATACCATTGACCACAATATCAACAAATTTTGGAATAATAGGTACTGGCTTCCAGTCTAAATTTAAATAAGATAAATCGCCATTTATAGATAACTCATCTTTATATTTTTGTATGCTTTGTTCTCCTCTTGCATAAAGTCTTAATCTGTGAAATTGATCTCTGTTAGCATAGTACCTAACAGATCCTGAATCTCTTTTAAACCATTCAGCTTCTATAGCTTTTGCAATTTCTAATCCATATGGAGATGAAGATTTTTCACCGTCACTAGCTGATTGACTAGGAAATCGTCCTTTTGTTATTTGTTTTGACATTAATTATATTATTTTTGAAGAAAATCCTCTGTTATCGTATTTTTTAAATCCAAAATCTAATGTTTTGACCACTCTATTCTCTCTAGGAGTATATAAATGTCTATTGCAAGCCATTATAGCTAATCCAGAACTTATAGTAGCATCAAATTTTGTTCTATTGTTTATATCAAACTTTGACCAGTCATTTAATGTTCTATTAAAATACATAGAACCATAAGAACCATCTGGCTTTATTCCTACATGTTGCTGTATATATGTTTCTATTGCAGCAGCATGAGCTTGTTTAATATCTTCACCTGTATTAGGTATACCACCAACTTCTTTTTCAGTAGTTGATAATCTATTATATATTTTATCAGGTCTATTCATAGAATAACCTCTATAACCTCTTCTTTTTAAGTAATAAAGTAAACGAGGTTTATTATTCTCTGCTAATAATGGCATCCCATAAAAAACTAAAGACATAAGCACATCTTCAAAGAATATTTCTGCGGTTTGTGGTCTAGCAACATATTCTAAAAAAAATGTATTTATTGGTACATCTTCCATACTAAATTTAGTTAAACCATGTAAAGAACCTTTAGATCCTCTTCTATCTACGGTACCTGATATATCATAAGAGTCACAACCAAAAGCACCAATATGTTCATTACCAGGTTTTTTAAAACCATTCTTCATTACAACATTGTTTTGTAAATTCATTTGTGGAATCCATGAAATGTAAAATCTACCTTTCATATCAGGATAAAAATTAACTTCTGTATCTTTAATTCCATTTTTCCACTGAAAATTACCTCTTGTAACAATACCAGTACTTTTTAAATCTTCATTGTAATCTATTTGCTCATATAACTTAACTAAGTTGAATATGCTATTTTTTGTTTCATCTCTAAAAGCGTGCTCTTCTGTTCTTGGGAACTGCCTATAAAACTCATTTAAAGCATCGTGATTACTTTTTAAACCATCTGCTTCGTTTTCCCAATGTTCAATGACCCCGATGTCGATAGCTTCACCATTAGGTCCAATAGCTGCTTCTTTTGGTGTGTCGAATACAGGTAATCCATAAGTATCAATGAATCCTTCGTAATTCCATTCCATAGGTATAAACAAACTATATAATCCAGAGCGAGTCTGTCCATTTTTGTTTCTTTTTGTGACATCTGAATCATAATATAATTGTTTAAAATTATTACCACCTTTGTCAAGAGAATTGCTAGTTGACCCCATCATACATTTACCTATTATTCTTGAACCAAGCCTAAGGGTAGTTTTTGTAACACGCCAGTTATTTAAAATATTTTCCGGACGCTCCCATTTTCCAGCTTCATCATGGACGAGAAGTGCGAGCTTCTCTCCATCATAGGAATTGTCTCCGGTATTTTTCCAATCAATAGTGGTGTCCAATCCTTCCATTTCTTGAGGTTTATCTTTTGATTCAAGTCTTTTACGTGTAAATTTAGAAGCGGGTACTCTGTATGCAAGTTCTGTCTTTGGACGATCCATACCGTCTTGTATGGGTCTGAAGAAGAATGGATAATTGATCGATATTGGTACCACTTTATCTGTAAACATTTTCTTTGCATCGGCACCTGATTTAGACAATATTCCATACCGTGCATCAGAGGATATGGTAGCCAAGTTAACTGTCTCTCCGGATGCCATAAACGAAAAACCTGAACGTCTGTTTTTGAGATAGCACATTCCATAACACCTTGAATCTGCTTTACATGCTTCCCAATAAATAAAGAATAATCTATTGGCTTCTCTAAAGTCTGGTTTCCCAACATCAATCTTGGTCCACTGCAAGTACATGTAGTGAGTGCCAGTAATATAAGTAGAAATCCCTTTGTTATTAAACCAATAACCTTCATCTCTTCTTGTAAATTCTCTATCAATATATGTATGCCATTTTTGCTTAAATTCATCTGGTAATTCTTTCCAATCAAATATGCTTTTTATTCTTTTAAGCTCTTTAGGATATTCGTGTTGTTTCCATTTTTTATTTTCATTAGAAACCTTTTCTGTTTTCGGTAAAGCTATTTTTAAATTTTGTATGCTATACACATCCCCAATTTGCCCTGTTTTACTTACAACAACAATGTCATATTCTTTGTTATAACCATACTTCCATTTTTTAGATTTGTTTAATCTATTAATAGTAGTTTTTTTAATAGGTTCTATTATTTTATATAAACTTTGTTCGTACATTACTTAGATCTTCTTTCAGCAAAACCTTTAAAACTTTGTTCCTTTTTATCTATAGGTTTGTTTTCTAATAAACTTTCTTCTTCTTGTATTCTATTTAAAATTTCAAAAGCATCAAATATAGCTAGCTTTTTTGTAGCTGCGGCATTTTTTAATCTATCAGCAGATATGTCATCATCAGAATCAACAATAGGTTCTTTAGCAACTTTTATTAATTCATCTACCGCTTTATGTCCAGCTTGGATTATATTCTTTTTCGTGTCCTTGACGTTCATATTTTATACAAATTGATTTAATTGGAACTCTATATAGTCTTTCGTTATCTATAATAAATTCATATTCACTATTTGGAGTAAAACCAACTAGAGTATTTTTTTTAATTAATTTATTATTTTCTACGTATTTTACAACACCTATTAATTCCATTTCTTTTTCTGTAGAAAAAATGTTATCATTTTCAATAGGTTTAACAAAACAAAAATCATCAATTGATTTCCATTTGTTTTTTTGTTTATACATAAAAATTTGATCTAAATAAATAAAATATTTGTTTTCTTTAAAATAAGATGAGCTATCTACTTCTTCACCTCTTATATTACTGTATCTTCTAAAAATATTGTGATGAACTATTATTTCATCTCCTATTTTTATATTTGTTTTTACATTTTTAGGTATAGATATTACAACAGCATTTCTATTCACATATCTATGATCTTGTATCTCGGTATTTAATATTAAATTATTTTCACCTATTTTTTTTGTATTATTATATCTTGATTTAATAGGTTCAACAATAAAAGCATATAAACTTTGCATTAATATTGTAAATTGTATTCTACGCTTACAGCCATATTTTTATTAAAATCTTTCCAAGGTAGTATTTCACCTTGTTTTTTTATAAATATACTAAATTTTTCTTCTTTTTCAACAATATCACATATAATATGGCCACCGTATACCTCTTGACCAACCGCATAGTGCATTGCAGAGTCTTTATAGTCTCTACCTACACTTATTTTTCTAATTAAATTCATATTTTATTTTTTAAATATACTAGCTGCTTTTTCTCCGCTACGTCCACCAAAATAAGCTAATACAACTGACATCATAACTTTTTCAAAAGTATCATTCCATGTTTCACCTATATGAAACGGTATTGATTCTACACTATCTAATATTCCAGCTAGTGAAAATATAACAATACACCACACTAAAATCATAGGACGTACATTTTTAGAAAGCCAAGAATCTGACATAGAATCCGCTTGCCACCTTGAAGTAATGCTTTCCATTTCTTTATTTTGTTGTTCAAATATAAGTTGTTGTAATTTTATTTTATCGTCGTTACTTACATCAGATTTACCTATTGCTGCTATAGCTTCTGCTGGTGTTGAAGCTCCACTAATTAAATTACCTAAAGTAGGGTTTACTAACGATGCAGCACCAAATAATAGTTTACCTACTGTAGTTTGTGCAAATTTCTTTTTTTTATCACTCATTTTATTTTATTTATATGGAAACATTTCATTTAAACGTTTTTTTCTGCCTTCACAACCACACGGTATATTCAAACCTTTAGAAACTTTATCCACCATGGTTTTAATACCAGTTGCTTTTGTTACTTTATGTATTGTATCACCTAATCCTCTTGATTTCATGTTTTAATCTAATATATATTTTAAAAAATTAACTCTATTTCTTTTAGCTAATCCTGGATCTTCTTTTTTATTTTCTTCTTGGAAGTCTATTCCGCTAAAAAGCATTCCTCTTCCAAATTTACCTTCTTTTTTTGATTCTAACAAATTTTGCTCAAACCATGCACCGAACTCCATATTTTGGTTTTGATAAGCATTAGGACCCCTTGTTGAAAATTTGGTTTTATAAGATAAACCTAAAATAGCATCTAAACCAGAAAGGTGAGTTGGGTTTGTAGGTGATTCTTGACTAAAAGCAAAATCACGTGTTCCTGGAGTTATTGTTGGCACTTTACCTACAGGATACTCTGTTGCGTGTAAACCTTCATGTAACAATATATCTTCAACATTGTCAATACTTTCTGAAGGGCGGAAAAATGCTGAACCCGTACCTCGATTTTCAGCCATTCTATGACTTAAATGAATTGTTTTTGAACCAACATCATATGAACCTATAGTGCCAAGGCCTGTGAATTTTCCTTTTTCATCATGAAAAACATGTCTTGATAAACCAAAGTTTAATTGTTCCTCTAAATTATATCTATTAAAATCTCTAGCATGATATGAATACTTATCTGTATTATATTTTCCTCTAGATTTATCTAATTCATTTACTTTTATAAAATCTTTATCCTTTGTGTCTAAAACGGTTCTATAAATATTTTCTGGATAATATTTATCATAATATTTATCATACGCGTAGTATCCTTTTCTAGAATTATTTTGAATTTGGTACGTATTTTCATTTTCTTCACTTTTATAAGAATAATATTTTTGATTAATATTAGAAACTGAATCTTTAGGTTTTATTTTGTTTCTAATGTTAATGAAATTATCTATTTTATCAAGTATACGATTATTGTATGATTCTTTTGATAATACACTATATGTATCAAAATTTACATTTTCATTTATTAATTTGACAAGCTTTTTATTTCTTTCTCCTGAAAATCTTTCAATTAATGCATTGTTTTTTATTTCACCTAAATTAAAGTTTAGTTTTTTATTATCTAATGTGGGGTATTTAGGATCATCTCTTTCTATGCTCTCACTTTTTTCTATACCTTCTTTATTAAAAAAATCTCTATATCTTAATGCTAATTTTAATCTATTAGATTCTTTTATATTTACGTTTGATTTTGAATTTCTTTCAAAAAATTCTTTATAATTTTCATATTCTTCTTTTGTGGGCGCTTTGTCAAAATCTATATTATCAGAAAAATATGTTCTCTTATCCTCATATTTAGGTAGTTTGTTTTTATTAATTCTTTTAGTTACCAATGAATTAACAGATCTTTCTAATCTTGGTTTAGCTTTAAATTTTTTTAATAATTTAAGTATATTAGGATCTAGTTCTTCCATTTATTTTTTTGATAATTTGTATTTACCTTTTTCTTCTTTTATATATCTTCTATCATATATTTCAAACTCATCTACCAAACTTTCTAATGGTCCTTTGAAATCATACTTATCATATATAGATATATATTTTTGTTTTTTATCTTTATCATATCCAACACTAACTTGAAAATTTTGTAGTGGATCTATTCCTTCAAATTTATCATAATCCATAAAACCTTCACGTATATAAGGAGTAAGTCCTTCTATATTTACAGTGTCACCTACTTTTTTATTTTCTATTTTTTTTAATAATTTTTCATAATCAATAACATCATCACTTAAAGCATAATATTTAGCATTAGGGTTTTTTGATTTAGTAGGTTTAAATTTATTTTGCTTAATAATATATTTATTTTTAGTTTTTAAACCTAAAGACATGGCCCAAGCTTCATCACCTATTGTGTAATCACCGTCTTTATCTAAAGAAGGAGGAGTTGTATTATTTATTCCTAATTTTTTACCTAATAAACTAACCATTGTAGTTGTCATAGTAGTAATGTTTGGATAACTCAAAGGTCTTACATTGTCAAATATAAATTGTTTGTTTTCCTTTGACATATCAGAAAAATCTGTATAATCAGATATTTTATCCATTATAAAATCACTAGCTTTGTCAACTACTTTAGCACCTCGTTTTAATGCTGGAAAAACAATATCATCATCTAAAACATTACCACCTCTTCCTGAATTAGAAAATTGTAAATCTTGTGTTTGTTTGATTTCATTTTTAATCAAACTATTCCCAAAACTTATGTTATTATTTATATATTTGTTTTTTTTAAAGTTTTTTATAAAATCAAATATTTCAGGATCAAAGTTTTCCACTATTTTTTCTTATTAGGAACACAATTAGGAACATTTCTACCACCTTTTTTTTTCATACCTACCATTTGGTAACCTTTCCAACATGGATTCTTTTTTGATTTCTTTTTTGCCATAATTATTATTTTAACATTTCCAACGTCTTCTAGCTGCTTTGCCTCTTTCACCTGTCCAACCTTTTGATCTAGCACAAAAAGATTTTCTACGTTTAGCTGCTTTGCTGCCTTTTTTTACTTTGCCTGTTACAGCGGTTTTTAATTTACTACCAGGATTATTTTTTCTATACTTTTTTACACCAGCTTTAGTCATACCGGCACCTTCTTTAACAGTACGAAAGTTTCTACTTTTACCTTTAGTAGTTTTTCTTACTTTTTTAGCAGGCATTATTTCTTAGATTTTTTCTTTGATTTTTTCTTTGAGATTTTTTTAACTAATTTTGATTTTTTTCCGTAAGGCATAATTTTAATTTTAAGGGTTAACGTTCTTTATCTTTTATCATATCATCAAAAGCTTTATTAAAAACTTTATCAGTATATGATTTATTTTTATAAAAAATATTTTTTCTAGTAACAGGTACATCTTCATCACCTAGTAGTATCCTGTAAACTCTACTTATTAATTGTTTTGTTTTAAAAGAAACACAATATATACTGTATTTTATAGTTGTTCTATTTCTATTTCTCCAAACATCTATCCAACCTTCATTTCTTAATCTTTCCCAACGATGTTTATCCCAACTATATGTGTAAGCACCATCTTTAAAATCTTTTATAGAAAATCTATTCAAACAATCTAAATATATAAGAAGTTCTAAGTCTGCTTCTTTTATTTTATATGTTTTACAAGCCCACTTTCTTACTATTCTATAGTATTTTAATATTTGTAATTCTTTTAAATCACTTGAAGAAAGTTTCATATAACAATAACAACATCTTGTTGTCTAATAACATAATATGTTTTATTATTATATTCAATCATATGGCCAGCATGTTTATCATAATAAATTTTATCATTTGGTTTTAAACCATCTGTTTGGTTACCAACACTTATTATGTGACCTTGTAAATAACGTATATCTTTTTTATCATTATTAGTTAATATTAGTCCATTAACTTTTTTTGATTCTTCTTTGATTTTTTCTATTATTATGTAATTATTTATCGCCTGCATTCATTCTCATATTAGAAATTACACAATCTGCAGATATTATAGTGCTAACAACACTAACTGCATTTTTTAAAGCTGTTTTTGTAACCAATACAGGATCTATTATTCCAGCTTTTAACATATTAGTTTCTTTACCATTTACAACATTTATTCCAAACCCTTTTTTATTACTTTCAATATATGGTAAACCAGCGTTTTCTATTATAACAGAGTAAGGATATTTTATTGAGTTTAATAATATTTCCTCTCCTATATTTTCAGGTTTTATTTTTTGTGATGCATTTAAAAGTGCAACACCACCTCCTGGAACAATACCTTCTTGTAATGCAGCTTTAGTTGCATATATAGCGTCTTCAACTCTATCTTTTTTTTCTTTCAACTCTACTTTTGAATTAGCACCAACTTTTATAATAGCAACAGAGCCTGTCAACATAGCTATTCTTTGTTCTAATTTGTTTTTTATAAAAGCATTAGTTTCTGTTTCTATTTTGCTATACACACTTTTTATTCTTTCTTTAGCATCTTCATTGACTTCTTCTATAGTTAGAACAGTGTTCTTGTCATCTGTAATGGACTTTAAGCATTCACCTAATACTTCAGGTTGAATTAAATCTAAATCATCTCCTAGTTGCTCATCTATTATTTTAGCTCCGGTTAAACAAGCTAAATCTTCTATTGTATCTCTTTTTGTAGAGGCAAAACCAGGTAAATCAACTACGTTAACCCTAATATTACCCTTAACTTTATTAGTTAATAATGCAGACATAGGTTGCTGATCTACAGAGGCTACGATTAATAAACTTCTTTTTGTTTTAATTATATGTTCTAATACAGCCTGTATTTTTCTAATATTAGTAATTGGAGAAGCTACTATTAATACATAAGGATTTTCTAAAATAGATTTATCTTTATTTTCATTTGTGGTTAAATGATTTGATTTTAAACCAGAGTCAAACTGTACACCTTCTACATTTTCGTAGTAAGTTTTTTCAGTTTCCGACTCTTCCATTAATACAACTCCATTTTTTCCAACTTTATTATAAGCATCAGCGATTATAGAACCTAAAATACTATCATTGTTAGCTGATATAGTGCTAACATCTTTAAGTTTATCATGTTTAACATCAATAGATATTTTATCTAAGTAATTGTTTATTTTAAATAAACCAGTTTGTAAACCTAGTTTTATATCTCTTATGTTATATTTTTCTTTTTTACAATTTTTTAAAAGTGAGTAAGCAAGGACGGTTGCCGTAGTGGTACCGTCTCCTGCTTCTTTCACTGTATTTTTAGCAGCTTCTTTTAAAAGTGTTGCTCCTATGTTTTCTAAAGGATCAAATAATATTACTGATTCAGCTACAGTTACACCATCTTTAGTTATAACTGGTTTACCTAACGAATCTTCATATATTACACATTTTCCTGAAGCTCCTAGTGTAGACTTAACAGCTTGTGTTAATTTGCCTACACCTATCATTATCTTATTGTTAGCATCTGCCCCAAAAGACAAATCCTTAACTATCTCACTTGGGTTATTATATTCCATTTAATTTAATTTTATTGGTAAGTGGTTTTATTTAAAGCTCTTTACTACTTTAGGTCCTTTTAAGAACTCTAGTTTTTTTAGATAATGTTCAATACTTCCATCAATAGCAGCTTCACAACTATCAACCGTTTCACGTCTTGTAACATCTATCCATTTGTTTTCATCATTCAGATCTTTGTGTTCTGCTTGAAAAAACCCATTAGGTAGTTGAACTATACGCCAGTTTTTTTTCTCAACAATGTGTTCCCAAAGCTTTCTGGTTCCTTCGGGTATTCCTTGGGTACTATTGTTCCCCCAGGAATAGGTTTTATAAAAATAGGTCATGGTTAATGGTTAATATAGGTTTTGTCTATATTATGCTTTCTTTAATACTTCTGGTCCAACTACTTGTTCCCCGCCTTCTTCTTCTATAGGCTCGTAGTTTCCAGTTTGAATATCAATTTTAATTTTACCGTACTTTTCTTCTAGCTTAGCTTGCAACTTGTTCAAGTCTTGTTGAACTTCTGCCGCAGCGTGGTTAAGCTGGTGTTTTTGTAATTCTAGGTTTCCAATTTGAGAAGCAGCGTTATTAAGCTTTCCTACAAATCCTTGTAGTTCCTCTAATTGTTCTTGGCTAATTTTGTTTTCTTGGTTTTCCATAATTTTAATCTAATTTTAATTTAACTTAATTTAATTTAATTTTAAGCTTCTGGCTCTGCTTCTTCTTGAGCTGGAGCCCAAGGCAGTTCAGAAACGTCTTCGTTTGTTGGTATTTTTTGTTCGCTAATATTTTTTGTTATAACTTCTTGCATGTGATCAACTGGGTGATTAGCTTGAGCCCACTCAATAACATTTTCTTCTGTAACTGAAGACAAAGCAGTAAAAGTTTCAGAGTTAGGTGCTCCTATAGGGCACGCTCCTGAAAATTCTGCAGTGTAAGGATTCCCTTCGGAATCATTTTCATCATCAGTTCCTACGTATTTAAAATTTACGTGTGTAATCACATCCGACAAACCGTCGAGACTGGGTGCTTTTTTCATAGCCGTGATTGCCCATGTGTAAGTAATTGCCATAATTTTTGTTTTTTTATTTATAAATTTTAACTATTTATTATTATCACTTGTTTTTATATGTATCTAATTTAAGTGAATATACTAATTATTCTCTAAAGTTTCAAGTCTTGACTTGAGATCATCAATAATAGTTTGTTGTTCTTTAATTGCGTTTATCAATACAGATGTAAGTTCTCCATAAGCCACTGATTTTAATCCTGAATCTGGAGCCTCAACTATTAATTCAGGCAACACAGCTTCAACTTCTTGTGCTAATACCCCAACTTTAGTTACACCTGTATTAAAATCTGTTCTATTATAATAAACACCCTTCATTGCTTTTACTTTATCAATAGCATCTGGTATTTCAACTATATTTTCTTTTACTCTTTCATCTGAATTTTGCGTTAATGAACCGTTTATGGTCATATTAGCAGTTGTCATATAAAACGTAAACCTAGTACTAGATCCTTGTCTCCAATTTATGTTACCCACGTTCCCATCAAAATACGTATGTGAGTTATTTGTATGGAATCTAAAGTAGTTTCCAGATGTTCCACCCATATATATATTTGATGTACCTGAAGAACCAACACGTAAATTCCCCGCCATGTTTAAGGCGTTAAAATTACTAGTTGAAGCAAAATCACCATAATAAGTAGTGTTTGTGTCGTAATATACGGGAGCAGTAACACGACTAGAAACATATAACTTACCACCAGTTGTTAAAGACATTGCTCCAGCCCCTTTGCTTTGACCACTGTAACCCCACCAGAAACCTCTATCAGCTTCGTTGTTCATACAAAAAGTCATTGCATAATCATTTAAATTACCCAATGTAACTCCAGAAGTCATTCCTATACCATAGGTTGTTCCACTCCATACAGAAAATTTTACATCTGCATTTCCTCCAAGTGTTCTAATTTGATTTCCATTAACTGTTATATCCCCAGCAAATGTTGCCGCATTTAAAACACTTGTACCCCCTGGGTCTAGATAATAACTGGTAGAGCCCATATCATAATACCTCTCTGCATAAACATACCCGGATGTATTTATTGTAAATCTTCTAGTTGTTCCCGTGCTGAATTGTAAATTACCACTAGCGTTAGTCATTGCGTCAGGACATTCTTGTATGTACCAATCATTCCCGCCTGTCCATTGTAAACCCTCATTAACACCAGGGTCATTCATTGTCATATGATTAATTCCAGTAATATTACCATTCCCCATTGATATAGCTTGGCCATTCATAGATACAGTTCCGCCAAAAGTTGCCCCATCGGCATCTATTATTCCATCTGTCCATATATTAGTGCCTATAGCAGATTTAGGAGTTCCATTAGAGCACCAAACCATTTGGTGGCTACCTGCCATAGTTCCACCAGTAGAGTTATTTGTGTGCTTGTAAGCTAACCCATATAAATTTCCAAAATCAGAACCATCTTGGGGTATTTGATATGCCGTTCCCATTGACCATATGTGTCCAGTTTTATTAGAATCATATATACCATACATACCCGCTCTTCGTGCGCCTGTGTTAGCAACCGAAAGCTTACCTGTAAAAGTATCGCCACTATCGCTTCTAAGGAAGCTTCCGCTTTGCAACCCATCCACTGTATCTGCGTCAATACCATTTCCAGAACCTTCATCTGCTGTAGTTAATATTCTATTGCCAAAAGTGTATGCAGTATTTGTATCTGCTTCAAGTTGCAATGGATGAGGAGCTTCATAGCCAGCGTCTACCTCGTTACCTCCTTGTCTATCTGCAAGAACATAAAAATTATTACTATTAACATGAATATAAAAATCATCAGCACTAGAACTGTTATCTAAAAAAGATATAGTACCGTGACTACCCGATATTACAAGTGAGGCAGGGCTAAATGTTTTTGTTCCAGTTATACTTTGATTACCTGATAAAGTCATGTAACTCCCCTCATCTGCTGTTGTTAATATTCTATCAGTAAAATTTGTGCCATCACCTATGTAAATGCTTCCAGCATTATTCATCAACCATTTCTCATTTGTATTATTGAAAGTTGTTACACCAGTATTGCCAGACGCAATCATTATAGGGCCAGTTCTCATAAAACCTTGAACTTGAAGCTTCGCGCCGGATCCTGCTGATATTTCACCGCCTAGGTTTAGCATATGACCTTGATCTTCAACATCACTTCTTAGGTAATTTGCACCTTGAATGCCATCTAAAGTGTCTGCGTCTATTCCATTGCCTGAACCTTCATCAGCTTGTGTTAATACTTTATATTGAGCTGTTTGACCACCAGAATAAATTGGACCAGTAGTCATTATACCACCATTTATTATAACATCTAAGTCAACTATAGTTCTTTCTACCATAGAGCTGTATGATGTTAGATCGCCAGGGTCAGTTCCATCTGCAATCCAATCTTTTAATACCCATCCGCTTTCTTGTGCGTTACCCCCGACTATTGCTGCATAAACAGTGTTACTAGCTCCATCAATATAAACTTGAAGAGCAGCACCATCATAAGTACCGCCTTCTTTAATTCTTATATACCTAAAGTTAGTACCGCTATATCTTGAGTTTGCTAAAACAGTTATATCATTTGATGTGTTTATACCAAAATGATGAGATGCAGTAAACAATACAGATTGGTGATCACCACTCGCGGTATCCCATATTTGGAATTCTCCCAATGCCCTATCCCCTGTATTTGTAGCGATTGTATACCAACCGACCGTAAGGCCGCTAGCAGAATGGTTAGATAAATAACCTCTATTAAAAAAAGCTTGTATTTCAGACTCAGTATAATACCTGTCATCATGAGTATGAGAGGGCAGGGATGTTAAATATCCTGCGCTAGCATGATTGCCCCAGCCATAAGCTGTATCCCAATTGCTATCTTTTCTTGTTCCTGCACCAGTTCCTGAAGCGGGTTTAGAATAAATACCTTCGTTATACATTAACTTACCATCAGCAAGTATTGTCATTGTACTTTCAGTACCACTA